CATGGCATCGATCATAGCACCCTGGCCAGCCTTGGCCTTGGCGGGGCGGCCGCGGCGGGGCACGATGCGCATACCAGCCAGACCGATACGGGCACCGGGGCTCACCAGGTACTTCCGGGGACGTCCGGGGCCGCGGCGGGCCTTGGGGCTGAACATGGCCACTAGGGCACCAGCCTTCACGCCGGCGTAGGCACCGCGCTTCACGCCACGGTTCTTGCGAACCTTGCGGGTGGCCTTGGGGCGGATCGCGGTGGGCACGCGAGCGCCAGAGTTGGACAGGGTGCGCACGGTACCGCCTGGGCTCTTGACGTACGCAGCCTTGGGGTTGTACGCCATACCCTTATCGGTCTTGACGACGTACTTGCCATCCGCAGTCATCATAATGACGCGGTGTTTTTTGTTGAGGAATTTCGTAGGAGCCTTGGGGACGGCGGGACGACCACGAGCCATAGTTGGTACTTTTTACCAAGATTTTTTTTTGACCTTAGAGAAATTGTCCCATCGTATAGTATGAGTGTCTACATCATAGTCAACCTAGAGAATGACAAAGCGTATATAGGTCAGACGCGCGGACCACTTGATGTGCGTTTCAAACAGCATTGCGAACCAAACAAGACCACTAAATCTATACTGACACAAGCAATATACAAGCACGGTATAGACGCGTTCTATATGGAAGCCCTGTGGGAGTCTCCCGAGTGTTCCCAGGAACAACTAGACACCAAAGAGATTGAACTGATAAGGGAATATAACACACAATCACCCCATGGGTACAACATCACTGCAGGTGGGAGAGGTATGATGGCACCTTCTGAAGAAACTCGGCGAAAGATGGCGGAGTCTGCTCGGAAAAAGTTTCTGGAAAATCCAGAGCTTCGTGAAAACTTGTCTAAGGGCGTGTCTGAACGTAATAGGTCAGAAGATGTAAGGAGACGACACTCGGAAACTATGAAGCAGAAATACAAAAATGATGAAAACTTTCGAAACCACGTGAATACAATGAATGGCAAACGTGTAGTAACAGGGGAAGCGATTGAAAATGCACGTCGAGGTCTCATACGTTCAATAGAAGAACACCCCGAAAGATTTAGAAAGATTTATGTGTTCGACAAGCACAGAAAACTCGCGGAGACGTTCACGAAACTAGCAGACGCGGAACGTGCTGGATATAATAGGGGATCGGTAGTTCGTTGCATTAAATCTGGTGCGCTATTCAGGAAAGAGGTCTATTTTTCATACTCTTCAACCCTTCCACCTGTGACCACACGCGAGACAGCAGAAGAAAGTCGTCTGGATACGGAGTCAGAAACATAGTCAAAAACGCATACATAACAAGCATTATACGCACCATAGGTTCATCGGCTGAGCGAGTTTGCGCCTGCGTGTAGGTCACCTTGCTCTTTTTACATTTGCGACAGGTGAACATGCCCGTGTAGCTCGCATCCATTGCCGCTTGGGCCTGTTCCTTGGCGAGCTCTTTAGAGCGGAGCTTGAACATGGAAGCTGCCCACGGTCCCTCGGGCCACAAGACCTCTGCTGGATACTTGGCGAGCTGACGCACGTCAAGCTCCTTGACCGCAAGTCTATGCGCCAACTGATTTGCGAGACCAAGTGTGACCCGGACGTGTTCGCCCTCGACCTCTGTGGTCAGGGCCACGTAGTTGGGTCGCCGGAGTTCTGTGGCGAGTCCACTCAATTTCGTCTTGTATATCCTCCTGAACTCTGGGTTTTCCCACGCCGCCTCCTTCCCTCTCCGTCGCGCCTCTTGGACTGCCCAATTGAGGACTGAAATTTCCGCATTTTTAGCAGAGACGCTTGGACCGAGCTCATGTCCAAAGACCTGGCGGGCGTACTCGCGGAGCGCGTGGTTCATGGTGCCTTTTGTTTAAGGTTCACATAGGCTATGGACCCTTGCCCCGGACAGAACACGAATTTTTTAGAGTAGACTCTTAAAAACGTCTCGCGTGTTTTGACCATGTATCCCAAAGTGGTGTGCTTGACGCACCGGAGTGGCCCAACCTGGAACACGTGTCACAGATGTGCCGAGCGCAATTTGCTTCGTAAATTAGCACTTGAGGCGAATCGTCAAGGGATACACTCGTCGTGTCTTGCCCATTGGATTCATCGCAAGTACGGAGACTTTATTGTTCGAAGGGACCTTGAAGACGGCGGTATGGGGACGTCCCTCCCGTGCGTCGTGTGTCGCAAAACACTGGACCGGTGGGCCATACAATGGCGGGCGCACATAGGTTCGAGATGGGTCCGAAGTACAGATCCAGACGTCCCACCGTCCAAGCCAACGCACAAGCAATCGCTTGCCTGGAAAATTTCTAGGGTATAGTAATGCAGTCGTGGCTTAGTCTAGGCCTCGGCCTCATGTTTGCGTGGCTCATCGTGACGTTTTTGATTCCAGCACGGCCCGTTTCGTACTATGCACTCCAGCCCTGGCCTCTGGAGTTGGACGACTCGAACCTGGCTCTTATCGGTGTTGGCCTCGCCTCGCGTGCACCTGCACCTTCCCATCCGAGCGTCATGGACTCGACGCCCGCGCCACCGCGCAAATATGTGATGGTCTCAGCACCGTCCCCTGGACCGGCACCTATGGCTCCGATGCCTTCTCCTGAACCGGCACCTATGGCTCCTGCACCCGTCTCAGCACCGTCTCCGGTCGTAATGGCTCCTGCGCCCGTCTCGGCACCTTCCCCGATGGCCCCGATGTCACCGTCCCCGATGGCGTCGTCCCCGGCCCCTGTGACACTTAGCCCTTCTCCTTCCGCTTGAGCCCGAGAGCGTTTTCGAGCTTGGACGCCGACCGTACGAGTGGCTTGTTTCGTTTGAGTTTGAGCGTGTCCGTTTCGGTCGAGGCCGTCTCAATCGCCTTGAGACGTCCGTTTGTACTTGGCGCTGAAACCGCTCCTGTACCGTGTATGGTGGCTTCCCCGGCCGTCACAGGTTTTGCAAAGTACAGCTTTTCAAAAGGATAATGAATTCTGGGTGGTTCAACTTGGTCACCGTACCTCCGAAACTCTTCAATGGTCATGGACCCACCAAAACACTTGAGGGCCTCGCGTTTTGGGGCGGGCCACGTGGACGTGTACTTGCCGACCGACCGACGTTTCATCATCGCGAGAAATGACTGAATTTCCCCCGAGCGTGACGTTCTCATATCGAGTGCATAGGCCTTTGCACAGGCCCATGAACAAAAGTTTCCTATACACGAGAAACTGTCTAATTTTGAATCATATTTGATGGGGAGGTGGATCGGAGTCACCTCGTGACGACTCGCGACGGTGTCGCTTGGGAGGGCATGGACGCACCACCAGCAGACCAAGTTCGTAGAACTTGGTCGAGAGTCGAGGGACTCTTGCCCATCGTCTTTTGAAACCTCTTTCCCGGTTGGTGCCACAGAGTCCTCCGAACTTCGTCTCATAGTACTTAAAAATTGAATTTCTTTATTAAATAATGATTCTGTCCATCGACTGTGGAATAAAGAACCTTGCTATGTGTCTGATTGATTCGAACCGGAAAATAGTCAAGTGGGACGTCTCGGGCATACCACCGAACCACAAGGACGGTCTGTTTCCGTGTATGGTCCGCCACCTAGACACGAAGACGTGGACGCTCGACGCAACGACGGTCGTTATCGAAAAGCAACCCGGGCAGAACAAGGGTATGAAAGGGATCGAGCACTTGCTCCACACGTACTTTTTGGTCAAGGGCAAAGACGTTGTGATTTGGGACGCTCGGTTCAAGGTTCCGGACTGTGCAGGTACGGGCAAGGCCATGTACGCCAAACGCAAGGCGGCTGCCGTCAAGCGCGCCCGCGAGTTCATTTCGGGCGACGGCCCAAACAAGGAGTGGGTCTCGTTCTTCGACGGGCACAAGAAGAAGGACGACCTCGCCGATACCGTCATGCAGGCTCTTTCGTACATAGACCGTAAGGGGGTTGGTTCCGAAGAGCCCAACCCGAAGCCAAAGAAGGTAGTCCCACGCAAGCCCACGGAGAACCAGACGCGGACAAAATACTCGAAAGCCAATTTGGCTTATATTTTGAAGACGGGGGGTAAACAAGATGCGCGGTTCAAAAAGGACCTCGCACGGTACTATTCGTCTATCGATGAATTAAAATCTGAATTTAACATATAATGAACGCGAACGTCAACGCCCCTGTAAACGTCAATGCGCCACCACCGACAAAGGGCCCTCCAACAATGATGATTGTCGGTGGAGTTGTTTTACTCCTCGTGATTATCATCATAGTTGTTCTTTTTACTAGGCCGTCTCCAGAGCCTGCCCCGGCTCCCGCTCCAGCTCCAGCCCCAACGCCCGTTGCACCGGTTCCACCCCCTCCCAAGCCTGCAGTTCCCCAGTCACAAAAGGGTGCTTCCGTGACACCGGCACTCACACCTGTAGTTCCTCCGACAACAATGTCTCCTGCTCCAGTAGCCGGTAAAACTGCCATAGTCTCGCCGTCAGATTTTGATGCCGAGTGTTTAGGGTATTGGTTAAAAACTATGGAACCTGACTTTCCGTATGTGAAAGAATACGTTGATTATTTGAAATCCACAGGTGCAAAAACTACACCGTTCGGTGGTCAATGCCCAAAGGGAACGACGGCAGACGCCAAGGCGCCACCGGGTCAAAAATGCCAATTCTGTGCACCGTCCGGACCCATGCCACCACCACCCGGCGAACTTCAAAAGAAAATTCAGGCGTGGGCCGAGCAAAGGAACAAAGAACTCGTGGAGAAGAAGAAACAACAAGAGGATACGGCCCTTAAAAACGTCCCTACACCAGCCGGGAAACAAGAAATTGACAAATCCATGCCAGAAGCCAAATTCTTCACGGATTGTAACTTTCAAGGAGACATGTTGAGTCTACGAACGGCTAAAATTCCAGACTTGGCGTCTATTAACGGTGGTCAATTTGCACGCAAAATTAGTTCTATACAAGTTCCCAAAGACCTCAAGGTGGCGGCTTTTAAAGGAGGAAATTTCACTGGTGCCAACCTTGGCGTGCGTGGTGGACAGATAGAATGCCTTCTGGATCTAAAAGACGGTGATACAAACTGGAATGACAGTATATCATCATTAATAGTTGAAGAAGTGAAGTAAACTAGATCAACATCAACTTTTGGTGACCCACGCGACACTTGGTGTCCACATAGACCTGATGACCGGCAGTCTGAAGGGCCCGGCAAAACGCCACGTCCTCGCTGTTCATCTCCGTGAGCGAGCCAACATGCTGGAGCTCGGAGTGAAACCACGGGTACTTGAGGTCCTCGACAACACCCTTACGAATCAACATCCAGCCCATACCCGCGTACGCAACGGGTACGTACTGTGGTGCACCTATGGTATCCTCCGGACGAAGGAACTTGAACGTTCCATTCTTGACGAAAAAGTCCTCGTTCCACTCCTTGACGGCTGCAAAGTGCTGGAGGTCCTCCATCATATACAGACCAGCGGTCACGTCGTGAGGGCTCTCGAGCAACGCGAAAAAGTCCTCGGGTTTGAACACGATATCGGAGTCGATCCACATCATGGCGTCGTAGTCAACCTCGCCCTGGAACGGCTTCTGGTCGGGACCCTTGAGAACGTCTCCTCCGAGACACTTGGCCCGAGCAAAATGAACCACTGACGAGTACTGTTGCGAACTCATGACTTGGGGTCCACGACTGGAGGCCTGCATCAGGAGATCAGACCACGCGAGCAGGAACTCACGAGAGTACTGGCGACCAGGCATACAG